ACGCCACGATCTAGTATGTATTCATATTCCTTTGCTTCCGTATAGGTAAGGTTACCTTCACCAATGGTAATATCCAATTGTTGAGCAGCAAAGGTAATAGTAGCAGCATTAGCTGGCACATTAGCAGTAAAGGCCGGAGTGAAGGTAATACTCGTAGTTGGCCCAGCATTCGCAGGTGTTCTTGCAGTTACTGTATACACAACATTTGCAGTGTTAGGTACAGTAAATCTGGCACCCACTGGTACAAGGTCAGCATCAGTTGTATTTAAGCTAACTGAATTGGTTCCACAAGCAGTGGTTGCATTAACTGCATCATCAACACTTGGTTCAAAATTACCAGCATTTGCTTCTACAGCGGTCCACTCTGAAGTTGTATTAACTGCTGTTACAATGTTTGCAGTGGTTGTATTTGCACCACTATTTACAGTAATAGTTAGAGTGTCGTTAGCATATGCAGCCGTTGGAGTGGCTTCTGGAGTATTTGCATCCAATGCAAATACAATTGATTTTCCATTCCATGCAGTACCTGTTGCAGCCGCTGTAATTGTAACAACACCAGCATCATTAGTAGTTATTGTACCTACAGCATTAGCTGCTGCTATACTAATCGTTGTATCATTTGCTGATATGCTCCCATCATTAATTTTAGCAGAGCCGCTGAGGCCATCCTTTAGTCTGATAGTGCAATCACGTAAATCTATGCGTGCCATTTATTTGTCTCCAATTTGATTGTTAGGTTGTTTTTAAGTCTATTTGAAATTTACCGCTAATCATAGATTGCCTTACGCGATCTACTTTACTAATTTGTCCAAAGTGCATTATTTTGTTTGCATCCATACCAGTTTGTTTTGAGATTAAGCAGCCAATAGATGTTCCAGTATCACCAACTAGATTACCTTTTTTATAGACTGTTATAGGGCCATCCATTGCTTTCTGAAAAATTCCACACCATGTTTGAATATCGTATCCATTATCACTAGTTTCTAACATTAAATTAGTTAGTAGAACATTGACTTCCACAGTGAGTTGATAAAAATTCTTACTAAGCTGTTGAATAAAAGGCCCTGTTACTGTTAGTTCTGCATAATTTCTATTTGGTATCTCACATTCATCAATACCAGAAATTTTGAAATTTATAGGGATAGTATCAGCTATGGCCTTAAAATAAACAGCAACAGATGCAACAATCCAGCGTGCCCAATTTTGATCTAACATTAGTTTAAGACCTCCGTTAGGACACTGGTTAAGATTAAGTCATGAAAGAGGTCTTGGTGTGGTAAAATACCTACTTCACGTTCAACAGCAACACCTGTTATTAACCAACCAGCTCCATTGTCAAGTTCTTCAATTGACTTAAAATTAAATTTTTTACCATCGAAGACCAACCAATCATCTAAATCTACAGTAAAAGTAGAAGGGACATCCTGGGCATCTATAACAAATAATTTTGTGCCAGCATCATAGTAGCTACCAAATGAAACTGTCTTCCCTGAGCTTGGCAAAGCCCCTGTAAGTACTAGTTCCTTCCTTAAAAGAACTGGTAAGACAATACCACGTTGAATATTTGTAACAGCTTGTGTAGCTGTTTTAACACCAGTAGAGTAATTTGTTGAGGAATCAATTAAGGTATATATATGAAAGGAACCTCCATAGGCTCTTTTCAAATTATAGAGAGTTGTTCGCAACCGTCGTAATAATCCATAATTAATGCTCATTACTTTAGCGCCTCTGGCTTTTGGTTAGTTAGACATTCGTGTTCATTTAATTTTGGATATACCATAAGGAAACGATCAATAATTCTACTAATCCATCTAACACATTCTGAATTTTGAGTCAAGGCTTGTGTAGTTTGAGAGATTAAATTCTCTAAAACCTGTCTTTGGTAGCTTTCCAAAGCCATCATTTTTTCCTGTTGAGCAACTTCTCTTTTGTAGTCCCGCCAAATGAAAAAGAGAATAACAGCTACAAGTGGGCCAACTTCTTGTAAAATTTGTGCCCAAGGGAAGATATCCATAGTTGCTCCTAAAAAGGCCCACGGCCCCAAGAAGAGGCCGTGGGTAGGTTCCATTCAATTAGGTATAGAGAACACAACCGAGGTTGGCATCTAGTACCTGAACACCACAGAGTAGGTCAGCGGTTACAATAGTACCCTGAGTGGTAATATCGTATTGCATGGCGATACGCATGGAAATTCCGTTGTAATCCACAACACTGGCCATCACGTTGTTTCCACGAGGCATAGCAAGTGGGCGTGAAACAAGGGCAATAGCATCACGATGGAACATTAGGTTTACGCCACCAATTGGACCAGGGAAGGCATCCCCACCATCTGCAACAGCAGCTTCAAGAGCGCGGTCGAGATAGACAAGAGTCTGGCTTGAGTTTGAAGGATTCTCAAAGGCTTCGGTGATGACATAGGTGTGCCGTAGAGCGGCATTTGCACCAAAGGCCAAAACTTGACCAACTTGAGGTGGTTTGCTAGCAGTGTAGCCATCAAGCACAATAGCCTTGGTATACCCAGAGGCATAGTTTCCATCCACTTCACACTTACCATAAGCAGTGACAGCAGCGGCATTGGTAACCGCATACTTTAGTGCTTGGTTTAGCGTAACAGCAGTGGTGTTGGTTGAAGCAGTTGCGGCAGTTGCATAAGTCAACTGGCCATCTTCCTCAAATACAACGAATTCACCAGCGGTAACTTCGTGGGCAAGAATATTGACAGTCATGGAGCTAGTTGTTCCAGCAGGATATCCAGCCGCCAAATCAACAACACCAGTGAAGCTATCTACAACATCCGCTGAAGATAGTCCAGGAGCATTCTGATCCATGAAAATATCAAAACCAAGAAGACGACCAAGACGGGCATCCTCAAGAGCTTGACCGGAGTCACCCCGCTCATTGGCTTTAACAAACATGTCAGTTTTGAGCATGAGGGTTTCAGCGGCAGGGCCGAGCACTAGGCGACGGTCTTGCATGTAAGCGTTGTTACGGTTCAAAACTTCACGACCTTCAAGGATATAATCCTTGACAGTGCTATAGGTAACTCCATTGAGTTTACCAGAAGCATTTGTTGCAAAGCGAGGAGCCTGTCCGATTAGCATACGGTCGATACCACGGGCGATACCTTGTGCAGCAGGACGGAGGTGTTGGTCAACAAGGTCCTTGAAGGACTTTGAAGCCTCACCATCTTTAATCGTAAAGCTGGCATAGTTGTGCATATTTAGCGAAACTGGTATGTTGGTGGCAGATGCATCCTGCAAAGTGATCGAATCACTATCTGTTTTACGATAGGATTTGAAGGTGCCAACTCGGCGAGTATTAACTACGTCACCAGCTTGTGCAACTTCATTTGAGAAGTCTCGGTGTACTAGTTGAGCCATAACAGCATTTTCTTCTAGTACAGCTAAGCCTTCGAGCGCCCAACGCTCTGGGATGAACATTTTTGTTACACATTTTTAATGTGAATAGGTCATTTCTGCCTATTTCTACATGTCTCCATGTAGATCAGATCTTATCATTATCTTGTTAGCCAAGCTAAACACGCATTTAATTTTAATTTTGTAAGGTCGGATTCTTGTTCTAATAAAGAATTACAACGCCTACAAACCACACCTAAAACCTTATCTCCAATATGATGAATGTATGGAAATTGTTTAGAAGTGAATTGTTCTTCACAACATTCACATCGTGTGGTAGCTCTTAAAATTTGTACTTGGTCAAATGTCAAATTAAATTTATACGTTTTTGTATAAATTTTATGGCATTCTTTACAAGCAGCATAGTAACCATATTTACCACTTACATATTTTTGTTTGTAAAATCTATTTAATGGTAATATACGCTTACAAAATTTGCATTGTCGTTGATTACAAGATATTTGGCGTGAGATCGTTGAGGGGCTTAGTATTCCATTCTCTAAGCTTCCCTGCTGATTGACTCTATCAAAAAGATTTTCACGTGGCTTCAACATAAAATTAACACATGCTTTAATCCGATGTAAATCAGTGTCTGTTTCTTGCCCTACTGCTGTATTGCAATAATGACAAAGAACACCTTTTACTTGATTATTCACATGATGCAAATGGTGGTCCCTTTTCGTTTTGAAATTTTCACCACAGCATAAGCATGTTGGTTGTTTGTAGAATTGTTTTGCTTGGTCAAATGAAATACCTAAGCGGTTAGCCGCTTGTCTATATTTCCAACATTCTTTGCATTCACTTCTATATGATTCATTATCTTTTCGAAAATGAAATTCAGATATTGGTTTTTCAAGAGAACAATTTCTACAAGTTTTAGTCATCGTACTTTTTGCTTAACGAGTTATTCCAGCATATAGCCAAATTCATATTGCATGTCACCATGCAATCGGCCTTTTTATCCAGCATCATTATCATTTGCATAACATGCAAAGGACACTACAAAATCGTTCATAGATTTTCTCCAAAAAAGAATTTTTTGTTTTTGTTTTAAGTTCACAATAACCCCATTTATTTAAAGTCATGAATGGGTACAAGACTTAAACCCAGTCAAGCTGGTTATCTTAGTCCGAGAGCACTCGGATTCTGACGCCGAAGTTCCATATATGCCTCTGGAGACATATTTTTGGGATCGACGTATCCCTTGCCCGACATACCGCTGCCGGTGGCGGAACCCGCTCCGATGCCACTTACAACATTTGATTTGAACAAGTTACCCCACTGTGAGGGTAGTTCTTTCATACGTTTTACAGCATCTTCAGGGGTTCTTCGAGTGATGATTGGTTCGCCAGTTTTAGTATCAACATCCGTT